GATTGACGTTCGAGATCGCGTCAAGAATTACCAGGAAGCAGATGGACGCCAGCATGGAGATCTTTCTGACAGCTCCGTCGATGCCAAAGCATGAGTTCAACTTGCGCTGCCTGCATGCCCGGAAAAGGCCGAAAACCGTGTCCATGCATACGGCAAGGATCACAATCTGGATGATGTCGTTCTGAAGTGCCTGATCAATCAATACGAAGAATTTTTCCATGAGGATCACCTCGATATTCGCCACTTCTCGCCCTCCGGGTTACATCTGGCCCATATCCTGCGGCTTAGATGTAAGTCCCCGGATAAGCTGCGCCGCGTGGCCGTCCTGCTCAAGACTCTGACGGATCACCTCCGCAACCTCGACAGGAATCTCCACATTCTCGCCACGCCGGATAAGGAAGCTCTTGCCGTTGATCTGGACAAAAAGCGGATCCTTATATTTGACGCCATCATAGAAAAGATTGATGGTCGTGGTGTCTCCGGAAAAGCCGTATTTATTGGGTGTCTTGGCAGCGGTCTCTGCCGGGACTGCCGCCGCATTAGTAGTTGCTCTTGCCATAGTTCTTCTCCTTGTAAATGCGGGGGTTGTTACGCCCCCGCAAACTGTTTGCCTGGTAAGACTTACGCCGCAGAGCAGCCGGTCTCAATCCGGATCATGTACTCCTCGATCAGTCTCTCGGCAGTCTTGATGGCCTTCCAACCGACAGTGGAATACTGGTTCAGCGGGCCACCGGCCTGCTCGTTGCTCTTGATGATGGTCTCCAGACCGCCGCCCTGGATGGAAGTGACGCCGTAAGCGTTCTTGCCGATGATGACGGTGGAGTATACGTCAGCACTGGAAGCGCCAGCACCCTCGAAGACCTTTGCCTCGGTGCTTTCGAAGAACACAACGTTCGCAATGCGGCCGATCTCGCCCTTGTACATATGCTCCGGAGCAGTGTACTTCTGCCAGTCTGCCCATTCCGGGTCGCGCATGAGGTCGTATGCGACATTCGGATGGATGATTGCTGCGTAGTAACCGCCATCGAGCATAGGTGCGTCCTGTGCCTTCAGTGCGGTGGCTGCCATCTGGACAGCCTTGACGGTAAGCTTGTTGGAAGCAGTAAGCGCTGCTCTGGAAGCCACGGAGCCGTCAGCGTACTGAACATTGGTACCACCATTGAGGATCTCTCTGGTGATGGTGTCCAGAGTCCGGCCTGCCTGCTGTGCGATCAGCTCGGTAGCTTCGGTAATAATCGGATCAAATGCGGCAAGCTGCAGGACGTCGGTGATCTTGACGTAGCCGCCGTACTGAGCGACGGTCGCCGTGATCTCACTCACGTTCAGAGCCTGGCCGTCCGGTGCAACGCCCTCGGTAAGCGGGGTCAGTGCCTTCGGCAGCTTGGAAAACTTTCTGAAAGAAATGGTCTTGCCATTGCCGCGCGGGATTGGCTTCTGCTGGCCGAAGCGGTCGTGAACCAGATAGGGCTCTGCAAGCCGGATCAGGTTTCTGTCGTAAAACTCTTTCACTTCCGGAAGCAGATCGTTCCCGGTAGTGTGGGACGTGGTGGCGTTCATCACATCTCCAAATCTCTGAAGGTTCAGTTTGTGGTAAATCTGTCTGTTTCTGTTCATCTGTCGCTGTCTCCTTTAGCTTTTAAAGGTCATCGACACAGCCCGTGCTGTGCCGGTGGACGGACGCCAGAAATTACAGATGAGTGAGCTCTCCTCTCATGATTCGAGCCGCCATATCTGCGATCTCCGCGTCACTCATTTTGGAGACGTCAGTGGCGACTTTCGATGCGGCCTGGCCGGACATTCCGCCCTCGACCGGACGGGAACCTCTCTGAGCGATGGTGGCCTGTGCTTTGATTGCTCCCTGCTGTGCGGCATAACTCATTGCCGCCGGGAGGATGTTGTCAGCCTCCATGGCGATGTAAGCGCTTCTGAGCGGGACTCCGGACTGCACCATGCGGTTGAAACTCTCGTCCTGGATGAGCGAGTCGAGATCAAAATCAGGAAACTCTGTTTTGATCTGCTGCTCCTCCGCTCTCCACCGCTGAACCTGTTCGTTCATGGCCCGCCGCTGCTCATTCGCCTGACGCTCCGCGATGAGGCGCTGGTTCTCTGCCATGACATGAGCGTACTGTTTATACTGGTCTACGGTCATGCCTGCCTGAAGGGCGGCATCCTCAAACATGGCGTCATCCTCGCTCACATACTTCGCAATGCTGTCGATATCATCAGCATTTACGCCGTACTTGGAAGCGAGGGCCTGCATGATCGGGGCCATCTTGCCCAGCTGCTCCTCGTTCGCTCTTGCCTGTTTCTCGGCCTTTGCAAATCGCTGGCGGACGATCTTCTGGACTGCTTTGTCGTAGTCCTCCTTGTACTCGCCCTTGATCAGCTCATCGAAAGAAACCTTTGTCTCCTGGTTTCCCGCAGCGGCGTCCTGCGATGCTTCTGCGCCCGTCCCAGCGGCGTCCTGGGATGTTACGCCCGGTGCTCCTTCCGATCCACCGTCGGTTCCTCCGTCAGCAAATCTCTGGAGCCGTAAAGCAAAAAACTTTTTTCTCATTCGGATCTTCTCCTCTGCCGTCTCTCCGGCGTGTCTGTTTTTTGACTACAGAATGAGATTACATAAAAAAATATGGGGACATCGTCCTTTGCTAAACGATGCCCCCATGGGGTTTTTAATTGCGATCTGTGGAGTTACTCGACTTTTTTGTCGTAGCTTGCCTCAGACCAGCCTGCAAGTTCCCAAAGCGCCCATTTATCGTCGTCTGGCAAACCGCTCTCATTCAGATACTCTGCTGCGCCATCCTGGTTCCCAAGCGACTTTGCATTCATAAAGCCAAAGTACACACTGAGATCTCCGCCACTTTCGCCATCATACTTCATCCACTCGTCAATGTATTTATCATTCTTTTTGGACTTGTACAGCTCGATCACTTCATCCTTCGGCACACCTTCATTAAGCATCTGCAGCGCCGCCGTGCGGATCTCACGGTCTGTGAGACCGCCATCTTCTCTTGCTTCGGCCATCATGGTGTCCCACTGCTTCTGGGTTGCCGTCAGTTCCTTGTCTTTTCCTTCCTTCAGAGGAATAGCATTGATCTTTTCCTCGTCTGGAATAAATATCCATCCCCTTTCGGTCGGAGCAACTTCGCCATACTTGCGGAGCTGCTCAATTCCAAAGTCAAACTGCTCTTCGAAGGTTTTGTTCTCAGCGAGCCACTCCCGGACTGTCATCCCGTCAGTAAAGTCCTGTACGGAGGTGTAGTAGTCCGTGATGGCTTTGTGGACACTTCCTGCTCCGGACGGAATAGATATTACGTTGTTGGCATTGTTGATCTGCGTGGAGGAGAACTTGCCGAAGTTGTTATCGCCCGGGCCTTGCTGCTGTTCAACAATATGGTGCCAGTTTTCGTTGCGGTTCGGGCTTCCAAGTCCTTCCTTCAACTTTGTAAATGAACTAAAGCCTCGATCAGGCACGTCTGACAGTTTTGGCGTTCCTCCGTTTTTAGCGATCGTCTCCATATACGATACGAGATCCTGTGGATTTTCAACGAATCTGGAGAACATAACATCCCCAATCTTCCGCCCAAGGGCTTTTTCAAGGTTTCCGGTCTTGGTCTTTTTCAGCGCCCTTCCGGCTCTTTCGATATTGCCCTGCCCGGCATAGTACACTGCCTGGTTGGCGTATTGGTCTTTGGTCGGTGACGTATCCTGAAGGAATCCGTCTCCCGCTTCGTACAGATGCCAATCGCCAGTCTTGATACCCTCTCTGATATCCTGAATGTAAAGATTCAGCGAGTCTGCCAGTTTCAGCAGATTCCCGGCGAATCCGAGCGGTGTAAACTTCGATGCCGACAGCACAAACTTGGATGTTGCCTTCGCCTTTGCCGAAGGCGACGCTTCCTCATCAATCATTGTTCCGACCCAGTTCCCGGTGTTGGTGACCATATCGTTGATCAGTGAGATGCCGGGTACCTCGATATCGTACCATGTGGCCTTTTCCCCACTAATGATGTTGAAAAGATAGCTGCCGAGGCTGAATGCTGTGCCTGCAAAAAAGTAGCCTCCAAGTGCGGATCCGACAAAATTCGCGCCAGTCTTCGCAGCAATGGTCTGCCAGTCCACCTCCCCGCGTTTGTTCCTGTATGGCTTTCCCTTGTGGAACATCACGATATCCAATGCTGTTCCCATCATGGCAAAGCACATATTTGACGCCAGCCACGAAGCGAAGGTTTTGTAAAACTGTTTTGACGATTCACTCTTCCAGCGTTTTTCCTGTTCGCCGCCGGATTTTGCTCTCTTCTCATCCGCTTTCCACTGGCCCCATGCGTCTATCAGTTCCCCGGACATCTGCATGGACTCGGTTTTGAACATTCCGAAGGTTCTGGACCCGATGTCCGTCTTTCTGAGGTATTCCGGACGGAAGGCCGACTCGTATTGCGGTTGTGTACGCCACAGCACCTGATTATACCGTTCTGCCAGTGCATCATCATATTTCTTGTTGCCACGTTTCAAACCCGGGTAGTCCTTTTGAATGCTTCGCTCTGCTGCCGTAAACAGTGCGTTCGTAGTAAGGACATCCATCGCCTGATTCCAGTTCGGTGTATTTCTTGTAATCGGATCCCGTCGCCTTGCCATCTCTCCAAGCTCGATGGTGGATTCCCCCTGCCGTCTCGCCCATCCCCACGGCGTGATACTGTCCATGTATTCCTGATCAGTCTTCTTAAACTTGTGGGAAAGACCATACATTAGCGACTCCATATCCAGGATGCTTCCGGCCATGAAGTAGGATGTCGTCTGTTTCAGGGCGACCCCGGCGTTCAGCGTAAGGGTTGCTCCGGCATATGCACTTCTCATGGAATCCATGACGCCACGTTCCGCTTTCCTTTCGCCGGAATTGATGTCATCACGAATCAGCCTTTCGATGTAGTCGGCAGTGTCCGAATTCCACGCATTCTTGATTGCGCTCTGCACACTGTTTCTGGTCCCGGTGTCTTCGTCCCTGTGGGAAGTGTAGCCGTATACCTTGTTCCAGTTCCGCATTGGGATCGCAAGGCCGT